GAATACTTGTAGTGCAAACAGTTCTAGTTGCATAAAATCAGGTCGTCTCTTACCTGTTTTCCAATCTATTACTATAGCTGTATCTTTTTTAATAATTAGCACATCTAGGATGGAACGCAACCATGCGTCTTTGTCCCACCAACCTGTTGGTGTAAGGTTTTCATTAAGGCATAGCTGTTGTTCTGCAAGAAGTGTTGCGTGTTGGGTAAGTTCTTGTAAAGTTGTACAAACTTGTTCGTGTTTGCTTGACTCTTGTGGCAGGGGGTACCCGCGAAGTAATCTGTTTTCTAAATCAGCATGTACTCGTTCGCCAAATTTAGTTGCCTCACTACCTGTATCAACAACCTCTTTGGTAATCCTTTGATACTCGTATCGTTTCGGACAGTTCTCGTACATCTTTATAGAAGAATAACTGTGTGTTAGTTTATTACCCACCTAATATCCTTTTTAATATGTCATGTTTAAGTAGTTCTAATTGAGCTACTTCATCTAAAGCATTGTCTATGCCTGTAGAATATTTCATGTACTTACCATCTACTTTTAATAATATAAGTGCTCCCTCTGTTTTTTTATCTTTTGATTCAGCCTCTAAACCAATCTGTTTTACAAGAGCAATAACTGAATCTCTCTTTTGCTCTGCCTCTGATTTTATTTCTTTTCCGTCTGTTCCTATTATGTCTGTCATTTTGCCTCTCCATAATTAAAGCCAACCCCACTCTCACAGGCTACAGGTAGTCCCTGTGCCCACCTGGGCGACGTTGACATGATTGTCTCAACGTGTTGTTGTGTGTCCGACTTGTTTTCTTGCATCTGACAAACGATTATCTCATCATGTACTTGAAATAAAACTTGATAGTGTTTACCTATCTCAACCATTTGTTCCGATACTACTATTCTAGCCAGTGCTTGAACAACATTCTCCGTTACTTTACCACCATAAATCCTAGTCCAATCTTTGTCTTCCAAACTTCCAGTAGTGTTTAACTTCCTGTAAGTCCTAGCATTAGATATGTACTCAAATCCGTCTGATGTTCTTCTCAATTCAGGATATCTTATACGTAAACCATTCGGTAGTATAATACCTTCTGAATCATATTTACATATGCCACCTCCTATAGACCCCATGCCTCCACCAATCATGGTTTCTAGTGCATGACCACACGTCCTCCAAAAAGAGACTATGTTATGGTTTTTCTGTCTATATAAAGTAACAATTCTTTTAGCCTCGTTTAAATCTATGTCTACTGACATGCCACCTTGACCCATAGCCAACGTGTCCTTAAACTTTACAGCTCCCATACCATAGCCTAAACCTAGTATGCAAGTCTTACCTACAAATCTTTCTAGCTTATCTTTTTTTGTAATCTTTCTGTCATAAATCTCACTAGCAAATTCACTGTAAACATCTCTACCCTCTCTAAATGCCTGTACTAAATCTTCTTGTTTACTTATATATGCAACCATTCGTGCCTCAATCTGTGATGAGTCACATGCTATCAGTACCTTATCTTTAGGTGCCATCAAAGATTTTCTTAAAGCACCATTACGAGGCAAGTTTTGTAAGTTAAGTTTATCCCCACCTGAAAACCTACCTGTATGTGCACCATAATAGTTAAGCATTATAGGTAGTTTGCCTCTATCTGCTACATCTATAAGATTTTCAGTTCGTGTTTCTTCAATAGTAGACTTAACCCCTAACCTTGCTGATACTAATTGTTGCACCACAGGGTTAGAATGGTGCTGTAAATTTACAAATTCTTTATCTGTCTTAGCAAAAGCATAGGTTTCTTCGCCTGTCCTTGCTGATATCTTCATAGGCGGTGTCACCCCTACATGTGTAAGTAGCTTGGCAAACATTAGATTAGACATAAGAGCTTTCTTTACTTGTTCGTTCGACAGCCCTTTGGTAGATAACGTGTCAAGGAGTTGCTGTTTGTTGAGCTTGATTGTATTCAGGTGAGTGACTAGAAGTTCTTTGTCTAGTTTAATAGTGGGGTTGATGTACATACGTAAGGTTTGGTCAATGACCATAAGTTCTGATTGTGGAAAATCTTTTGATAGTTTCTTCCATAGTTTATAGGTAAGCTCAACATCATTAATACAATACTTAGCATAAGCCTTGAGTTCTTGAGGTGTAAAGTCTGCTTTCCTCTTACCAATGGAATGCAACACTTCAGTTCCTTTTGTACCTAATTTATAATATTTTGATAGTGCACTCAAAGAACAACCTGTTGTCATACTATGCTTGGGTCTAGCCATAGACATAGTATCAAGCCAAAACTTAGGCTCTTTGCGATACTTCCACCGAAGTATAGACCCGTCAAAAATTGTATTATGTGCTAACACACAGTAATTCGTTGGTAGGTCATTGAATGCCTCATCCATATTTTCATACCAGCATGTCTTACCATCATTAATTTTAATGGCTACACCGATAACCTCAAACCTTTTGTCTCTAAGGTATGCCTCAGTTGTCATTTTAGATAAGGAATACTCCCTATCATAATAGGTTTCAAAATCTATAGTTACTATATCCATTACTCATTCTCTTTTATTAGCTTATTAAGATAAGCCTGTGCCTTCTTTAAATCCTCAAATCCACCCTTCTTCTTCCACCTCACAACATACTTAATAATATTGCCCTCTAAAAAATCTAATTTCTTATCAACAATAAAATCCCAAACTTGTATCTTGCCTTGTGTATAATGAATTGGGTTATCTATATTATCTTTTTTCTTCATGATAAGTTCTCTACCTTACTATTGTGTAAACTATATAATGCCACCCCTTTGCCACAATGTAAAGAATGTTCATTGGTAACACCTACTGCCTCACTTGAAGTAGCCCCCATGCTTAATGCCCCATAAGAAAACTCCTTACCATCTCCGAATGCACATGGTGTAAACCCCTGTATTATAGGAAATGGTGAGTCATCATAAAGAATCAACCCTTTGTCTCTATCTATGACAACGAGTTGCTGTGTGGTAATCCTACTTGTTCCAGTGCGTAACCCGTAAGGATATTTATCAGGGTCAGCCCCATTAGTAAACCATTCTCTTAGAGTCACAATGTATTTAAGGTAACCTACCCCTGATACTATGTAAGGTTTATCATCTCTCATTACATACCATGCTTTGTCTGTCTCCCATTTAAGTGAGCCGTCACTAGCCTGTCTGTCTGTGGCTAAAGTTTCGCCGTCCCATACTACTACTGTCATTCGCTTTCCTCCTCTAATATTTCTGCACTAAACCCACCTTTCATATTTGAATTATCATTTGTAAAGACATCATCAATGGCAAATTCTTTTACATCTTTTTCTGTTAATTCTTTAATAAATTTATCATTCATATCTGCAACCTCATCTAAATCAATGTACTCATCTTTATAAACTCTAACTAATACACTTTTTTTAACCTCATCATAGAAACCTTGTTCTGCTAATGTAGACTCTATAGTTTTAGGAGACATACCACCCTCTGCTAATTGTTCCCATGTGTCGCCATTATATAATGCTGTTTGTCCTTTAATTAATATATCTTTACTCATCATCTTCCTCCTTTAATTGTAATTCACAATAACATTTACTGTCTGTAATCCAAACAAACGAACACTCCTCTCCCTCATTAACTTGTTCATAATGACTACAAGATTTTGATTGCTTAAAGTCCTGTTCGTATGGACATCTTTCTAGTTTATCAGCACAAGGTTTTTCAATGGTCTTTTCCCATGCATTAAAATCTTCTTTATTGTTAAGGTTTAAAAACTTACTCATCATCTTCCTCCTCATTTCTTATTACTAGATTACCTTGTTTAATCATGAGTCTTATTATGTCCTCACTCGTTGGTCTTAGTCTGCCTCTACCTACATCAATCACCCTTTGATTTTCTATGTTGTTCCAGACTTTAATTTTGTTGAGTAGCTTTAGTGCATACTCGTTGTCATGTGATTCTGTATCTTTTTCAAGTACTCCTATTACTTTATTTAATATCTTTGATGTCATCTAATACTCCTTTGAATGTGTTATATACTTGTTTTATATCTATTGGCAACGACCTGTAATGTCCTCGACTTCTATTAAAGTTATACAAATCACTTGCCTCGTTTATAGTAGCCTCTTTCTCTATCACTCCATAGTGTCTACGTAAATGTATACTTAGTTTGTTAAAGAAATAGTTAATGTCTTTATCTCTATCTAAGTCATCTTGATATCTCCAATTTCTGTGCCAACTGATACTATTTAATGCTAAACATATAGGTATAAACATTTCAAAAGTCATAGTATTTTCATCTATGTGTTTTGCTAAAAACTCTATGCTTTCAGGGGTGTTCCAATTAATATCAATCAAGTCTATTATGTTATCGTTATTGTTTTTATCCATTCGTAAACTATAAATAGAATCACTAATCTGACTGTCATATTTCCCCAACAACTTAGCATGTGTCTCTACCATATTAAGGAACTTACCTGTATCTATACTTTTTAATTTATCTAGGGTGGAATCAACAAGACCTAACCTTGCTCTTGTTCGTAATTGTTTCTTGAAAGCAATTATTTTTCTCCTCCATAGTTTTCTTTTATCTGTGTTCTCTACACATTTTTGAGGCTCATGGTCTTTGTTAGGGTTTAGCAACTCTCCTGTCAACAGGTTGTACTTCAATCCTTTACAAACTATTTGGTTTTGCTTTATGAATGCAGATATTTCATGCCAATAATATTTATCTTTATCCAATGTTTTTTCAAGGTACTTAAATATATTAAGGTTGTGTGCAATTCTATAGATACTTGTCCTATGTCTTTCTATTGTAAAAGGTATCCATTTATTCAATGCTATTACATAAGTCCCTGAGCCATGTGTCCATACATCTTTAGTATTTATATGCACAGTAGCAAAGTTATGTTTATTAACACTCATAAACTTAACCCCATTTATCCATAATTCAGGCTCTTCATTACTACTAAGTTTTAGTCTAAGCCATTGGTTTATATACTTGCCTTTGCCATAAACATCTCGTGACCTGTGAGCGAGTCTACACAAGTCTGCATATTCAAACTTACCCAGCTCATGGTCAGGGATTTTATACCCTGACTCAGCACTACCCCAAGCATTTGTGTTCATAGAAGTACTATCACTGTCACTGTTATATTTTGTGTACCATGCTGTCATTACTTATTTCCTCCTTTAGTTATTTTATCTTTGACCATAGCTACATCTAACACTGATGAATCTATATTCAAATCTTCAGGCTTAGTCCTTTCTGCTCTATCAATAATTTGATTGTGTCTTTCTTTTGCATTCT